ACTTATCCCTCGCAACTGCCAGTTGTTGCCTAAGCGGAACGCGGCGGGGGAAGTCCCCGCCGCGCCCGCGCTCCTCAGTCTTCTTCGCTGGTCCAGCCGCCTAGGTCGTCATCGTCTTCGTCGAGAATGGTAAACACTGCCGAGGCAACATCTTCATTCCCTAAGTCTTCCGTGAGGTCGAATCCCAGGTAATATTCCTCTGAAGGTTGCTTGTCGTCAAAAAATTCCATGTTACCCCTCCATTCCTATTGTCCGTGTGTTGGCAATTACGGTCGTGATACGTTCCGAGGCTGACAAAGTTTTAACCCTCCCCGCACTCTCGGCTATTTTAATCCGTTGGCCTGCTATCAGCCATTCGTCGCAAATAACTATTATAGCCGTATGTCCCGAAAAGGCATCACTTATGAACCCTATGCCTATATAGCTGTCTTGGCCCCAGTCAATTATCATCATGCACTCGTCTTGATCGTTATGGTTCTCTGGTCACAATCGGTTTCTGTAAACTTCAAAGTAATAATATCAGCGTTCATCTCAGCCTGCGTAAGATCAATTCTATAAACGCCGTTTCCAACCTCCACTCCGGCATTTGTGCATGCAACAAAAGCACCGCCATCTTTTGATATTTGGGCAGTTATTGTTTTTCCCGTAGCGGGAGTTATGTGGTCCGAACCGAGTACCATAAGAGACTCAAAATTATTCAAAGCAACATTCTTTGGTATTCCCGCCGGCTGATTGTCAGTCTTGGCCTTGATAGCATCAATAAGTAAATCGAGCCTTTCTCCGTCTGCTAAATCATCTGTTTGTGCTTTAATTAAGGCAAGATGGCTGCCAACAGCTTCTATGGCTGTTTTGATCTCTGCTGCCGTAGGTGCAACTCCGGCGGCGTCAGGAACTACAACATTCGCATCATCCGTCCCCCTCATAACATCAGAAGCCACCAACACTGGAGTTTCCACATCAAACAGTTTCTTAAACGCAGCAGCAAGATAACCCGCGGCCGTTTCCGTTAGTACCGTTCCGATTAGCTGATCTACATCGACCTTCGGCACACCATTTTCAGATACAGCGTGACATGCCTGAGTAAGCCATTGAGTTACATTGACTTTTTCTATAGTCGAACCGTATTTATTATTCCAGTAATTTGCCGAAACAACATGAATATCAAAATAGTGAAACAGGAACCCGTCAACATCATAGAATGAAATCCGTCCATTCCCAAGCCAATTAAGTTGCGCCGCCGTAAGTTCAAGATCATACATACCGTCAGTAGAGGAAGTGACGAGTACCATGTCATTATCACCAGCTGAAGCCGTAGGTGCAAACTGTGTACGGGTAACAGCACCCCCATCATTGGCTATTTTGTATAGCTGTACGGATAAAGCAGTAACCGTAAGTCCTGTTTCGGCCGTCTTGCCGTCTGTAGGATTAAGTAACGGGCCAACTGCTATCCTTACCGCTGTATTTGTTTTCAGTTCATAGCTCATTATGTCCTCGCTTGGTTATGATAATATTGTGCTACTGGTATTGAGAGTCCCCCCGCTGCCGCTGTCACTTCATTAAATATTCCCAGATCAGGAACGATAACCTCAGACCCCTCTTCCGTATCCTGAATAATCCCGCCACCAGGAACTATGCGTTCTATATCAGCCATTAAGCCACCGCTATTTTAGGACATACATATATTGTTGTTAATGGTTTTGCCAGACATGCCCATATTGTATGGATACCCGCTTGACCGCCTGAGATTGTTTCCTCTATTTTCTGCGGCTTTTCCGTTCCAAATCCCTCAGTCCATGCCTCTGCGCTGGTAGTTAAATTCGCAGGAGTTGTTAAAATAGTAGCTGCCTTGCTTGTTCGATCTATCTTCCCCAACGCCCCAGTTGTTCCATCGGGATACTCGATCTCAATCCAGAACTCATCGTTTTGAAGAACTACATTATCAGTGTTTAGTTCGACTGTTAATGTTGGATTCGCAGCACACCACAAATCGGCAAGTTTAAACCTCAGTGGTCGTGTGTATTCTTTGGCGTTTGCATTTGATACCATCTTGGCGGAATATTCGTTTGTCCCGTCATAGGTTGCGCTTCTATAAACCGCTATATCTTCTTGGATATTTCCTTCAAAATAATATTCCAAGAATTTATAAATGTAATTGCCATCATCAACTGAGTGGAAACGAACTCTGTAAGCACCTCCTGTTGGGCCAGTATTCATATAATTTACCGCAGCAGGGATTTTACAACGTTTGAAGAGAATATCATGCGCTGTATTTACATCTGAAATCAAATAATTATCTCCATCAACATCTTGAATATCAACATCTTGAATATCAATATTTCCACCCCTTGTGGTTGATAAAATGAACAAGTCTGTTACAGTTCCTCCAGTCAATTTAAACGATCCTCCACTCCAATAAAAACTACCAGTTATATTTATTGCCCCAGCAGTAATTTGTTCGTAATAAACATTTTCCCAATAGGTACAACAATCATCCCCCGCAGTACTAATACCGCAGTTATCATCTACCAACAAAGTACAATCAATAAGTCTAACATCCACATCAGCGGCCCCAATATTTAAATTATCTCCAGCAATAAACTCTAATCCAACCCAAATATCCCAACCAGTAAGGCTAATATCCCACGCTCCCCCGGTCTTTCCATCAATCGCCCCTCCGCCCGTAACCATCGTTTCATAAGAATCGTCTAATCGTTTTGTTGAAATAATCGTTACAGGATTAGCGGCTACTCCATTTGTGCTTACATAGGTCGTATCTCCCGTCAATTGCTCTGCGTGGTCGCTTGCAATATAAATTATTCCACCCGCATCGACTGCCGCAAGACCAAGGGCAAGCGTCAAATACGCAATAGTTGAACTGTTCCACGTTGCATCAGAGTCATCTTGACTTGAAGCGTGGTAGACATAAACTGGAGATGCCATTATTTCACCTCCTTCTCGGCGACTTCCGCTGTAATGTTTTCTTTCTCAACCAAAAGTTTGTCAATTTCTGTTTGTTTTTCTATTTCAATTTCGATCAACCTTAACTTCAATTCAGTTGCGGTTGCGTATTGGAGTTCAAAGGTTTCTCCTTTTTCGATTTTCTCAATCACAGACGCTATTTCTTGGTCTTTCAGCCCTTGTTCAACATGATCTTGCCTAATCAGGATTTCTTTCACAACGTCAGCCTTAGCGGGAAAATCATAAGATCTTCGGTGTTCTCGTTTAAAATCGTCCATGAAGGCAACCTGAATCCGTTGTTTCCCACCTGCCTGTATGGTTGATTCTATTATTTTGTAATCCATCATTCTATCCTTATCCTCACAATATATTCCAGTAAAACCTTCTTTTGCTTTCCCTGAGACTGGAAATATAATTTTTCCTGCCTATCTTTCTCAGCAAAGCAAAATCAAACAGATTCACCGGTATTCGCTCAAGAGCTTTGTGCATATTACGGTCTGCCCAAAAGTCATCACCATAATATGACTTTGGAATCTTTAATGAGTTCATTCTATCCCACTATTACTCGCCCCTCAACCCTATCGGTGCATCCGGTGGTACATAATATACTGCTCCGAAATTCACCTCGCCTTGACAAACTTCTACATTGTCACTCCACGAAATTGTGGATTCTAAGACTTCACTATCCACTTCCCGAATAGACTGAACGCCTAAGAAATATCTGCCTTCCTCCGTGAATGTGTAAGTATAAGTAGTCTCAACCGTTTCCGCCTTCAGTACAATGTTTGATCCGTCTACCGCCTTCGTATACACCTTATACTTCGTGGCGTTTTCCACAGTATCCCATGCCATAGTTATCTGATTGGTTGGATGCCAAGTCTGTGCGAGAACTATCCCTGGCACGGTGAATGCAAACAGTACGATTAAAAGTATGATTAGTTTTTTCATGATGCCCTCCTCCTTAATATTGTTAGTTTTTTGCTCTCCTGTTAGGATCATTAACCGTCTCGGCCTTTTCTTTGACTCCAAGTTCGGCATTGAATATAGCCATGTGTGCTGTTGATACCGCACTGTAGCCCGGCTCTTTTGCTAACGCCTTCGCCACCATGTAATGAACGATGGGGTTCGCGTAGATATCAGCCAAAAGCATAGTTCCTGTTTTTGCAATGTCAGCCGGGGTGTCAACATACGATTCCATGACATACCCCTGATTGCTGGCCGGTTGCTGTGGGTATACAAGGAAGTTCCGGGGTTTCCGGTCATCAAACATATAAAACCGAACCACTGCTGATGCGGTATCGGTAGCCCATGCCTTTCTCTGTGCATCCAGAATCTTTCTGTCAATCAGGTTGATTATGTTCCCCGGGACCGCCCCATCCGTTCCCATGTTGTGTGACAGGCTAATCAGTGATATTGCTGTGGTGGGAATGGTCTGTAACACTCCCTCTACCAGCTTAACCGCGAGTTCCTTAATATAGGCGTCCGGCTTCAGAGCAACAACTTCCCTTTCGCCATCGTTGAACCAACCAAGTAGCTCGTCTTCCGAGAACCTGTCGTTCGTAATGTCTTGAAGGATAATCTCTGCCTTATCCATACAATTCTGTGCTGTTATTATTGACATCCTTCCCCCTTAAAAGTACTGGATATTTCTGTCATAATATGGCGTTGTCCTGGGTGAGAACTTGCATAATTCGGCCAGTTGTCCAAGGGCAGTTGCGTTTTCCCCCATGTGATATTTCATGTTGACCCCACCAGCCTTGATCTCTTCCGGGATACGCTTTAACAGCCTTACCGTCGCCCCATCTACTAACAACCCTTCGTGTAGCCGTGTGGGGAGACAGTCCGGCTTATCGGTATCGTCTGCGAGGGCATCCGGGACTTTATAATAACTGATAGGAATATCCTCTGCAGTCTCCGGACAGAGAAGGCCCCAGATATACGTGCCATCCCATGCAAGCGCCTCTACCGATCCTGTAAGCGTAGTCCCGTCGTAACATGCCTTCATCGCCGCCACATTGGGGAATAACATGGTGATATCTGTTTCCTGCGTTGCATTACGTGCCCTGTAAAGATCATGGTCATAGTCAGTAGGTAACCGGGTCTTAGCCTCATATCCCGTTATGCTGTCTTCGTATGCCTCCAGGGTGATTATTTTGGTCTTTTGTAATGCCTGAATACAGTAAGCGCCCGCTATTTCTTTCAATGTCCTGTTGATCTCCCGGAGGATCACGCTATCCAGAAACATCTTGTCCGGGTAAAGAGAGCTGATGTTGAAGTTCACTATTTCGTACATCTCAGATACGAGCATGATATCCTCCCTACACTACCGGGCAATCTTCTCCCGGGAACAACCGGTTCCATTTCGAAATTGCCGATTCCTTGGCCGCCGAAGGGAATGCCGTAATTCGTTCTTTGTTCGCCGTCATCCACTTGGCAAAAGGTTCTTTTGTCAGCGGCATAAACTCGCGGGTGATCATCCCGATAGATACTGCCGGGCTTACTGTGTCCGGCTGGGGATTTTCCGTCTGTTTTTTCTGTGCTGCCTCTTTGACCGCCAGTTCTTTTTCCACCTGTTTTCTCATCTTCGGGTCATAGATGCGGTAAAATCCGGTCCCTATCAGGTAATTCCTGTGATCTTCCGAATTGACATCTGCAACCCTGGCACCGGTACCGTCATCCTCGAATCGGTACTTAAACCCATATAAATTGACCTCTGTTGCTCCTTCTCTTTCTATCAAACATTCTACAAGCATGTGATTCCTCCTGTTCTTTTTAATATTATAGGGAAGCAAGGCAAGGGACGAGGCAATCCCTCGCCTTACTGTCCGCTCATGAGTCGGACTATATTGTTATTCCCCGAACTCCGCAGCCCGGTACAGCAGGTTGCCGTACACGTCGCCTATGGCCGGAGTCGTCGCTGCCGCTACTACTTTAGCAACGATAGTCCTGTCGTTGGCATTATCCACGTCTATCGCATCGAGGAACGTCTTTTTGTCCGCTCTTGCGATACCCCCTGCCTGCGCTACGGTACTCGCGGTAATGAAATTCGAATCGGCAACAATATCGTCCTCGTCGTCGTTCAGGATACCTACTGTCAGGGTGATAGTCGGTGTTGCACACGCTTCCAGATCATCAGCCCCCAGTGTAAAATCTACTGGGATACATCCAGCCGGAAGAATAGCCAACCCTATCAAATCACTCGCTGCCAAC